AGGAAATCGCTGTTTCCGAGTTCAACAGGATATCCTTGTCAATCATCCGCACGGGGATGCCTCTAAACGCAATAAACGGCTCACCACCGATTGCATCCTTGCCCGACGTCCAGTACATATTGGATTTGTCCAGCATCAGGATTTCCGCCTGCGTCTTGATCGTCTGGTTGCAATAGATACGGGTGGAAGCGTCAATCTTCATGTTGTTCAACAACGTAACCAGATCATTGTTGTCAAACGTGTTGGAACTGCCGGATGATTCGATGTTGGCAATACGCCCGATGCACTTCGGATGACGAACAACAAGCCCGCATTTCACCTGAAAATGGTCTCTGTATCCCTGAAACTGGCTTGTATTGGGTGCGGAAGTTGTCGCGTCGGTGATCGTCACTTCGCCCAGATCGGTGTGCTTGATGCCCAGATTCGCCATGTTCTTCGGGTAAATCAGATGCGCGTAATTCGCGCCCCAAGTCACGACGAAAATACTGGTGACAGCAGAACTGCCGCCCGCGCTGATGACAAACTCACCGTCAACGGTGTCCAGACGGGGAGCAAGGCCGTGCATACCATCAGGGTCTTTGTGCGAATTGCAATACAGGATGTCAGATACAAGGTCCTGACCCAGACCTTCCAGAAACGCCTCGGCTTCCATCAGTCTTGCGCGTCCGGGTTCGGGGAAAGCGTCAATGTAGTCTTTGTCATACTCGGCATAGACTTCGCGCATCTCGATAACATCCATAACTTCGGTCGTTCGCGAATTGCTTTTGGCAACGCCGCTGTTCAACTTGCGCCGTGCGGAAGTCGGCAAAGTACCTCTGCGCAGGGTTTTGTTTGTCCAGGTATCATTCGAGGGGAGCCAGGGGGCTTCCGCCAGAATGTTACCCATTTCGCGGTTAAGAACCTCAACGATGGTTGACAATTTTCCATCGGGGTCCAATCTTTTAGCCTGTTCTACGAGGCCGTAATAAGTAGTTAAAGTTGACATATTTTAAGATTCTCCTTATTTTTTAGTCATTGACGGAAACATCTGCTCGGCTCTCTTTCTTTCCTGGGCTTCCACAGTGTCGCCGCCTGCCCCGCCGTCATTCCCGAATGTCGCCTTGTCATCCATGATCTTTGTGCCGATGGAATGAAACCACTTGATAAACGCCGGATGATCGCCCAACTTCACGCCGTCAATCTGCTTATCCAGAAGGGCGGCTGTTTCCTCATTTCCGAATGTTTTGAAAGCTCTGATGGCAATTTCCTTGTTGCCGTCGAACTTCGCGCCCCAATCGGTTTTGAGTTTGTCGATGGCTTCACCCTGCGCCTTTTCAAGTCTTGCCTGTTCTGAAGCGTGACCGTTTTTGACAAGGCCGTAATACCAGCCGTAAAGACTCTCGGCCTGCGCTGCGGTCAGATTTTGAGCATGGGCAAACTTCTTGAACTCGGCTTCGATTGCCGGATCATAAGGAACGCCCTCCGGTAAATCTGCGGGTTTGGTTATGGTGTACCCGTCCACATTTTCGGGACGGCCTAACTTCGAGTAAAACGCTGATACTTCCTCCGGCTTCGCTCCCTCACCAGGAATCGTGACCATTGACCCTTCAGCCTTCAAAAGCGCGTCGAATTTCGCCCATGCCTCGGACGGTTCTTTGAACTGCGAAAATCCTTCATGCTGTTTGTAGGCATCCGGTAATGACGCCATCCATTGCGGTCTGCTATCCGCGCCATTAGCTCCGCCCTCGTTGCCTCCGGCATTGTTTTGGCTTTCTTCACTCATTAAAAAATCCTCCTTAAAATTTTATTGGTATCGTTACGAAAACCCTAAATTTTTAATCTTTCCTTTTATCTTCTCCCATCATGTCATCCAGCGTTTCATGTTTCGTGATTTCCGCCGGGGTCTGCGTTGCCAGTATCTTGATAAAAGCGTCAAAGGCGTTTCTCTCAATAATTCCGCCACCGATTATCTTTAATAACCTCGCCCCGTACATCTTCAGGGCAACCTCTTTCGGATTATTCGGGTCAATGTCATCGAAGAATCCCAATTCCGACAACATATGAGCCAGTACAAAAAGCCCGTCCTTTACTGTGAACACATTGCGGTATCTCTGGACAATATCCCTATCCATTGATTATACCTCCCGCATTGCTTGCCAATGCCTGCGATAAAGCCCCGCCTGCCGCGTTGTCGGCTTCAACTGCTGTCTTGATGGCTGGAGCCGCGTTCATTAAGTCCTCTTTCTCGTTCTCTTGCGCCATTGTTTCGGCCCTCTGCTGCCGTTCCGCCGCCACCTGATCTTTCGGCTTGATGGCTTTCTGCGGGAAGTTGAACGATCTCAAACCTTCCACCAGCAATTCATCGGCATCAATATTGTCCGCCGCTTGAGGGAACGCCTGAATGATAGGCGCGGCAAATTCCATCGCCGCCTGAATTCCCTGTGTTTTTAATAACCGTCTTTGTGCCTGAGCCAGCGGTCCCTGATAAAGAGGCGAAAAACTATCACCCTCAAGAGCCAGTTCATAAAGCACATCGGGGCGTGGATTAATTGACCCCCCGTTTTCGGGGTTCTTTGCCGCCAGAATGAAATAAGCAAGGTCAAGGATAGCATCCATCTGGGTATTCAGCGGTGCCAGTTCTGCGCCCAATATAGCCGCTTTCTCGCCCATCATTTCACTGACCTGATAAGCGGTCATTTGTCCGCGCCCTTCAAGATTCGCCAGCATCAGGAATGTGTCAACATGGAATCTCTCTCTGATTGCCGCCTGTATCTTTTCCTCGCGGTCAATGCCGATCGGGAACGTGCCGCCTATCTGTGCAGGGCGAATAATCTTATTGTGGTCATCGTAAGGGTTCAGTCCCCTCGGTTTCCATTGAACCTTACCCATCAGGTCGGAGGGTACGTTTAGGGGAGGATCAAGGAATAACTGAGCCGCGCCAAGCATGGTTTTAGATATAATATTAACACCCTTAATGTCGCACAGTGCCAGAATAGCAGGGGACAGCCCATAAACGGTATTGGATGATGGCATGTAACGCCAAACTTTATACGGAAATTCATCATAACCGCTTTCATCAACAATTTTTGATGATCCAGTCAGATACCAGACAGAGGCATACTTTTTATTTTTCGCGTCCTTTTTCCGGTCGTCGTATTCTTCACGCGGGAATACAGCATGGATAATCTCAAATTCGTTGAAAGGGTCATTCTCATAGGCGTTTTTTATAGCGTCCGGCAGTTTGTCTTTCCCGAACTTTTGGACAAGTTGTCTTGCGGTCCTCTTGCGTTTTCTGTGAAACACATCCACTTCACCGAACTTGTTTTCCTCAAAATAGGCTTCGCGCGGATGTACGGCATCAAAAACGATCCGTCCGGATTCAATATCTTCCTCGCCGTAAATAGCAACCGAACCGATGGTAAAGCCGTTATAAATGTAATTCCACATTTCCGAATAAAAATTGGAATTATTCAGCGCAGAATAGACATCCGCTTCCTCGGCCTGTAACCATTCTTTGATTTCGGGGACTTTGTTCAGGACTTCCCGCGACATGACGTAATTGAACCACGGAAACGAAGGAGACACATGATAACCGTGGATTCCTGAAGTCGCCAGAACAGCCGCGCCGATGGCCGTTCCATCAAATGCTTTCTTGCCCAGATCGCCAAACGTCTTGTCCGTTCCGGTGTAATTGGTAATCGAACCAAGGCCGATATTGACGAACTCCGCGACGGATGTCCAGATATCTTCAATCTGTCCCCTGTTGGTTTCCAGCTTCGATTGCCGGGAAGTTATCAATTTTTTCAATGCTTCTTCAGTCATTTCGACCTCAAATCCCTGGGGGGGGACTGGCCGCCGCCATCAAGGACTTACGCGGCCAGCTTCAGGGGATAAAATTAATCTACGTCGGTCCATGTTCCCTGATACGCCGTGGCGACGATATTCGCAGCATCCAGCACCGTCAATGTTATCGAACCGCCCAAGGTAGCGTTGCGGATTGCATCGCCCGCCGCATTGGTCAGGCCAAGGATTTGATCGCCGTCAGCCGGAGTGACAACAAGGTCCTGTGCCGCCGTCACGCAAAAAGTGAAGGACTTGCCAATTACCGTTGACGCCTCGGGGAGATTGAACACCACCGCGCCGCCTGCTCCGGTATTGTCGTAAATCTGTCCGGCATCACCAGCGGAAACTGTAACGGGTGTATCGGCCTGAGTCTTAGCCGTTACGGTCTGGGTCAATAAGGCAATCGTGCCGGTTTTCGCCGGAATAGTTACGGTAGCATCAGCCGCCGCATCAGCAGGAACCAATGATATTTCAAATTCATCGGCGGTGGCGCCCTCAAACACAATCGAATTACTTGCGCCCCAAAAGGAATTAAGGGCCTGCGGGACACCAGTTGAAAGAACCGGCGAACCAGACGCATCAGGCAGGGTTATGGTCCTGTCGGCAGTGGGATCAGTAGGAGTAATAATGGTTTCAAAAGCGTTTTCATTTTCACCCTCGAATATCAGCGAATTGCTTCCGCCTGTTACGGAATTATCAGTATTGGGCGCATTGGTCGCCAAAGCAGTGGACATTAGCCCGTAAGTTCCTGCCGGAGCCGCAGGAAGTCGATAAATAACATCAGCGGTGGGATCAGCAACATCCAATGATACCTCATAATCATTAGCAGTAGCGCCTTCAAACTTCAGCCCGTTGTCAATGCCGATAAATGATTTTGCCGCTTCGGGTGCTACGCCGCTAGACAGAACCGCCAAACCGGAAGCGTTAGGAAAATAAATTGTGTTGTCCGCAGTGGGATCAATCACTGAAAGCACGGTCTCATAAGCGTCCGCAGTCGTGCCCTCGAATGTATACGTCGCGCCCGTTGCTTCCAGGACTACCGTACCACTGGAATTAGGAAACGTGATTGTCCGGTCCGCAGTCGGGTCCGTGACTGTAATAGTCGTCTCATAGGTGTCCGATGTTGCGCCCTCAAAGATAATCTTGTTTTTCAGGTAAAGATCACGGTATGACCGGCCATCCTTACCAAGATCATTGCCAAATTCCTTATTCGGATGGTTGGCAGTTCCAGCGAATGATACACTGACAAACAATAAAACCATTAAAACACTAAAAATCTTTTTCATATTACCCTCCGTTTAAATTTAACTTCCCAATAAAGTTTTTTTCTGCATATCGTCAGAGCCACCGCTTTGGTCGCTCAGAATTGTCGACTGTCTGCCCTTGCGCTTCCGCGCCAGGAGCTTTTCTTTTTCCAGTTGTGCTTCCAGCGCCGGATCGTTGGCCTGCGGCGGCGGGGTGTACGGCTGGACTTTCGGCGTTGATCCTCTTGATCCCATGTTACATTTCCTCCAATTTCATGTGATATCCCGTTGTTTTAAATCCCATCTTATTGTAAAAATTTAATGCTCTTTCGTCATTAATGCCTGATTCAATGTCTATGCCGATGCTCTTTGCTCCGTAAGACTTCGCCCAGTGGATATAATAATCAACCATCAGCTGAGCCGCTTCAGTTCCCCTGTGTTCCGGCTTGACGTAAATCAGATAATCACCGGCCATCAGTTCATCGAAAAAGACGTTCTTTTGAAGCATTGCGGCCATCATGCCGATAGGTTCACCTTCTTTTACTGCCAGAATCCCCATGCCGGTCGATATGATTAACGCGGTCAGTTCCTTGATCCGTTCATTGGTCAATGTATATTTTCTCGCCGCGCTTTCCTGATGAAATGCCCGTGCCATTGCGATAATATCTTTCATGTCATCTATGGTCGCTTTTTTAATTATCATGGGGATTCCATTCTGGAGCCTGTGTCATGTGTTTTGGTTCACGCCGTCTGGCTTTCTGCTGGACAGGAAATGCAAAACTTAATGCCAGCGCATCACCCCTGCCAGGTGAAGGCAATCCATCGGCCTTCATGTCTTTTTTGCTTTTCAGTTGAATCAGGCCATCAGACCGGCCAACGGTTTCAATGCTTATTAAATCAGAATACAACACCGGATCATTCGGGATTGCTCCGCCGTCCTTGAGCCAATCACGCAGTCTTTTATACATTTCCGCCCGTTTGTTCAGGCATCCGGGATCAGTGGATTTCTCCGAGAACCAAACCAATTTCCATTCGCGCCGCCATGACTTGCCACAAGAGACAACACCCGTCCCATAACCAGCATCAATAAAAACAGCGTCCGCCTTTTCCTGATCCTCACAATCAGCCAGCATAGTAGCGACCTGAAGATCATTGTCGTTTTTGGCGAATGTTCTTAAAATCTTAAAAGCCAATCCTTGTCTTAATCCGATAACGCCCTCATCGTCCCCTTCCCATGCGTTATCCAATGTCAGTATTTTCGGTGCGAACTCATATTCATCCGGCCTTAAATGCTTTCCTAATGCCTTATCTGCATCGTCCGTTGATATAAATTGCAAGGTACTCATGGACGGGAACATCCCACGCACACGCACCTTGACGAAATCGGAATCAATGCCGTAATCGTCAACCAATTCCTGAATCTTCTTTTTGTTCGGTATCTTGCAGTCACGGGAATCAATTTGCTTATTATCCCAACGATGACGGAACTTTCTGAAACATTCACGGAAACGCCCGATGTTTCGTGTCGGGTTCCCGAATACCGCCCAAATAACTTCCGTGTTACTGTCGAACATTGCGCCTTCGGCAACTTCCCATATTTCATCAGGGATACTTGACGCCTCATCGAAGATCAGCAGAACTCTTTTGCCCTCATTGTGCAGACCGGCAAAAGCATCGGTATTGGTCAGCGACCACGGAATAATGTCCACGCGCCAGTTTTTCTCATGCGCTTTATTAGCGGAATAAATAGCCGTTGCTGTACAGGTGAACCAATGTTTGTTGATTGACAATTTGTGCCATTTCGCAATTTCCGGCCATGTTTTGGTCCTCAACTGTGTATCTGTATTGGCCGTCACAACGCCACGGCAATCGGTATATGTAGACATCGCCCACAAGACCAGCCACGCAACAAACGCAGACTTGCCAATATCATGCCCGGAAGCCCTTGCAATCTGAATTGCCTGATTTACACTGATAATGCCATCGCCTACGGCCTTTAACGCTTCGATCTGCCAATCATCAGGATACTTGTCTTTGAGCGTCCCTTCGCCCCAGGGAAACGCATAAAGCACATAACCCAACGGATCATGCGTGAAACCCGCAATGTCTTTGACAAGTTCTTTTTCGTAATCGATGGCTGTGTTCATTTAACCCCTTTCATCGGTAAAGACTTACTGCCGCGACTAAAGCCACGGCCACAACTACTGCTATGAGAATCAACTCGACCATTACTTTTCCATTTCCTGTAATTTAGAAGCCGCCGCCTGAATCGAATTAAGGATTAAGGTTTTGCTTACGTCAACTCCGATAGCGATACCCTGTTGAACAAGTTTATCTCCGACCTGATCAAATGCCATGTCCCTCTTTTCCGACCATGTCATGTCATTGTTTTTTGCCAGTTCCATAACAACCTCGGTTGCCAGAGCCAACACAACAGCACCGTATCTGGTTAAGAAGGTTTTGATATATGGAAGTAATTGATTGAATATTGCCGACATAACCAGCTTCATCTTGCTTAAAAAATTCATGACTTTTCTCCTCAAAATTTGATTTTAAATTTTAAATACCACTTTTCGGCACGGCCTAAACTTCGTGCCGTGTCCATGCTTTCATCAGGCGGTTCAACAATACACGGTGTCACCAGCCACTTGATGAATCGCTCTTTAATCTTTTTGAACAACTTGCCCGCCTGTAACATTGGAATCCTTTTGCACCACTCCCCACAAAACCAGAAGCACCGGAAGAATGAAGTTTGTCCACTCAACGGGAGCGTCGAAATCTACATTCGCCAGCAAAACAGCAACGCCGCTTATGAATCCAAGCAGTGTGGTTTTCCAATTCTTTT